GATTGCCAACTTTGAGGCTGAATCGCCTCCGGATCTGGAGATATGGCAGTGGGAGTTTTTAGATAAACACTTCCCTACTGTCAAAGAAGGTAATGTTAGAAAATTCATCAAGGATTAACTTGCTATGCGAACATTCATCATAACTCTAAAAGAAGTAGAGTTTTCCAAACAGATGGCAGAAAGGTGTAGAGAGTCTGCCAGAAAAGTTGGGTATAAACCAGAAATAGAAACTTTCTGGGGAGTATTGGGTAGTGATTGGAAAAATCATATTCCCGAAGGTCCTAAGACTTTGGCATGGAATCTTGCCAAAAAAACTATAGCACCAATTGGTGGATGCTTTACTTCTCATTATTTGCTATGGAAAAAATGTTTAGAGTTAAATGAACCAATTTTAATACTCGAACATGACGCACACTTTGAAAGCAACATACCAGAAGAAGTTTTAAATTTCGATAAATGTGTGAATTTGGGGTCACCAAGTTTTTTCCGCGAAGACTGTTGTAATTTTATAGAACCAAAAGAAGGACTTCATCCTTTAAGGGATAATATATTTTTTGGTCATCATGGATATGCCATTAAACCTGATGGTGCCGAGATACTAGTTGATGAAGTGGAGAACGGTAAGAAAAGATTATGGCGTAACGACCTGTTCGTCAATAAAAAATCCCACCCTTGGTTGGAAGAATACTACCCTTGGTGTATAAGTGCTAATGTAGAGTACAGCACTGTCAATTTTACTGGATTAAAAGCAGAACATGTACCAAGACCAGATACAATGTCTGAAGAGAAGATAGAATATCGGAGCAAGCATTTCCCAAATAAAAAAAGTTTCGGGAGTGTGCGTATAATGCATGAAGATATGAAGGAGGCATTACGTGGAAAATAGCGATCAGTATGTTGCAGTACCGCTGCAACTTTTTAATAAGGTGATTGAGTATATTAGCAATAAACCTTACAACGAAGTCAGTGGTATCATGCAATCGTTGCAAGAGAATGCTAAAGTCATCGAAGCGAAAGAACAAATAGAAGAGGATACTTCTGATGAGTCATGAACAAGTTTTAGAAGAACTAGAATTTATGACCAAAAGCAAGTTCGGTAAACTGGTCGAGCAAATAGTACAAGAAAAAAGAATGTCCTATATAGATTCAGTGATCTATGCTTGCGAAAAGCACGGCATAGAAGTTGAAGATTCAAGGAAATATATTAATGTAGTCCTCAAATCTAAAATTGAGGCAGAAGCGATGCAGTTAAATTTTTTAGAGAAAAATGCCCAACTACCCTTTGAGTGACCCTTTTTTCAGAGACTTCATTTTTGATGAAGTACAACAAAAAGAGATCAGTGAAAAACTAAAAGAACTTGAACCGGACATGCGTCAGGCGAGTACTTATGGCGGCGATAAGGGCATAAATACTAGTGACATACGAAGTTGTTACAATGTTCCCTTCACGTATCGCGAGTTTTTTGACGTTTCTCACACACTAAAAGAAGCAACTGAAGAATGGTATCCTGAAGTGATACCAAATCTTTGGTATGACCAACTAGAGTTTGTTCGTTACTTGCCTCCAGCACAGACTTTTCTGAAGCATCAAGACGATAAAGAAGGTGGAGTGGATCACGACAGAATTTACACCTCCGTCACTATGGTTGATAAATCAGATGACTTGGAAGGTGGGTTGCTAAGAGTGTGGTTGCCTAATACCGACAAATCTATTGACGTTAATCTCGAACCATTTGAGACTATAATATTTCCTGCTCATTTTTGGCATGAAGCAACTCCTGTGTTTAAAGGCAGGAGAGTTATAATGATTGCTTGGGGCGGGAGTAAACTTCCTCATCATGAAAAAAATGCTTGACATATTGCTCAAAATCAAGTATTATATAAATATGGTTGAGCGTTATACTGCTCAACATACTTTGAATACACTGTACATTTCAGACATACGGAGAAATACACATGGACTTAAACGCATTAAAATCACGTCGATACGACATCAATAAACTGGTTGCTGCTGCTCAAGAAGCAACTGGTGGTTCTACCGAACGTTCCGAAGATACCAATATGTGGAAACCAACTGTCGATAAGGCAGGTAATGGTTACGCAGTCATTCGATTCCTTCCTTCCGAAAACGAAGTACCATGGGTTCGCTACTGGGACCATGGTTTCAAGGGACCAACTGGTAAGTGGTACATCGAGAAGTCTCTGACCTCACTCGGTCAGCAGGATCCTCTTGGTGAGTACAACTCCAAGTTGTGGAACTCTGGCAATGAGGAAGATCGTGAACAGGTACGCAAACAGAAACGCCGACTTCACTATGTGACTAACATCCTAGTCGTGTCGGATCCTTCTGCGCCTGAAAACGAAGGCAAGGTCTTCATGTATCAGTTCGGTAAAAAGATCTTTGACAAGATCCAAGACTTGATGCAACCACAGTTTCCTGGAGAGACTCCCGTCGATCCGTTTGACCTGTGGAACGGTGCTGACTTCCAACTGAAGATTCGCAACGTTGAAGGGTATCGTAATTATGATCGTTCCGAGTTTAAAGCACCTTCACCATTGTTCGACGGTGACGAGGTTCAACTGCAAGCAGCAGTTAACTCGTTGCATGACATCTCTACCTTTGTCGATCCCGCGAACTATAAGTCGTTTGATCAACTTCAGGCAAAGTTGATGGAAGTGTTGGGCGAATCTGCTCATACTCCTCAACAGCAAGTAGCAGTAGACACGGTTGCTGAACCAGCACCTATCGCCACTGCTTCTGCTCCGGAGGTTAAGGTGAGTGCCGCTGCCACTGCTGAAGAAGCAAGTGATGACGGTGACGAGGACGCATTCTCTTACTTCCAGAAATTGGCAAACGCTGACTGATTGGGAAGACAGGGCACTTCGGTGCCCTTTTTTATTTTACCTTTACAATGTCAAATCCGACAGGTTCTACTGTCTCGACTTTGTACACCTTTTTTTCTAGTGTAGTAAAACGGAACACACATTTGTCTTTGCTGACAATTGGTTTCCTTTTACATTTAAAGGTTTTAGGGTTCGCGCTGAATAACTTAGAACCGTCCTGACGTTCCTCAATGGGACCAGGAAAATAGATAGTGATCTCGTATCGGTCTATAAAGAGCGACTTGATCCATTCCCAAATTTTGTGATGTATTTTCATGTAAGTATTTAGTATAAATACATCGTATGGACGAGAACCTGTTCGAAAAATACAAAGACCTTCTTGAACAAGATGGTATCGAAGCACACTCTAAACTTTCTCGCGAGTGGTTTTATGACAGGATCCGCGAGATAAATAAAGAACCAGTGGATCGTCAAAGCATTGTTAGGAATCCACCTATCAAAATGGCGGCGAATCAGTTTAGGGGCAGGATGTATTTGTTCCGATACAATCCTGTTGGTAGGCAAACCTTGCCATACTTTGATAGGTTTCCGTTGGTTATATTATTGGATTTAAATAAGGAAGGGTTTATGGGGTTGAACCTACATTACCTTCCGATAGACTTGCGCCAAAGATTGTTTTACAATTTACTCAGTCGAGCAAGTCAAAGCGAGTTTAGATGGAACACGTATTTGAAAATAGATTACGATTATCTGAAATCAAGAACGCAACTAAGAGCACATAAAGCATGCATCAAGCGATATCGTTACGATCAGATATATGGTAGAATGGCAAACGTGCCAGCGCCAGAGTGGGAGGTTGCTGTACACTTGCCCCTCGCTTCATGGCGTAAGGCAGCAGAATCAAGAGTCTTCAAAGACAGTAGAGAGATCGCTAGGAAAAGGACATGAGTTTTAGTACGAACACTCTTAGAGGTGCATTAGAAGGGCACGCTGGACCAGCGTACACCAACAGGTGGAAACTTACTCTGCCTCCAAGATCAGGTGCTAGACCAGGAGGAGGCACTACTCAAGGTGGAGATAATCCAACAGACGTTGCCTTGCTTTGTACGCAAGTTGCGCTGCCTTCCAAAACTTTAACAACTCTAGATCGTCAAATAGGGTTAGAACCAATTAAGGTTGCTTCTGGGTATACTTTTGGTCCTGTGTCTATGACTTTCTATCTTACACAGGATTATCTTGCTCGGAAGTATTGGCAAGCATGGATGGACATGTGTGTCAACCCAACACCACCTTACACTGTAGGATATCGCAATAACTATATTGACGATATAACCATAGAAGCACAAGATAAATTAGGTGCGACCAAGTATACAGTTGTTCTTGAGAATGCCTATCCTGTAACGATTAATGAAATAGAATTTAACAATCAAGCAGCAGCTGCTGTTGGCGAATTAACTGTGACGGTTGAATACAGCAACTATACAGTATCATAACATCATTGGAGATTATTATGGCGTTACCACGCATCAATGAAACCCTGAATTTTACTATGACGATTCCTTCTACAGGAAAGGTGGTAAAATACAGACCCTATCTCGTAAAAGAAGAAAAGGTTCTGCTACAAGCATTTGAATCCAAAGACCCTAAGACTTGCCTTGAAGCGATGTGCGATACCGTTTCTTCTTGCCTTGATCAATCTGAAAATATAACAGTTTCTCAATTAGCAACTTTTGATATTGAGTACATGTTTACTCAGCTACGATCGAAGTCGGTTGGAGAAATATCCAACATATACATTCGTTGTAAAGAGTGCCAAGAAACTAATCCATACTCTATAAATTTGGAAGAACTTCAAGTTCCTATAGAGAAAAATACTAACATACTTTCAATTACTGACAGCATCTCAGTAGAGATGACATACCCAACATACCAGTCAATGATTGATGGCGATGTAG